CACTCTTGGATCTTCGCCTCAGCGTTAGCCATCCAGACCCGTCCATGATCCAGCATCCATGCCAGATCATGGACGGACGTCCACGTCCCGTAGCCCGGCAGATCATTATGATCTGCGTGGGCGAAAAACAGCCCGCCCGGGCAAGGCCCGAGATGGGTCATTTTTCTGTCCCTCTCGAGTCTCCAGTATCTTTTTAGCCTGATTTTTTTCATCCTCATACTCCTCTGTTGCCAAGAGCGGGAGGGGAGAGGCTAGTCCTCTAACCTCTCCTCCCACAGATTTTCGAGCCAGTCTTTCACAAACTGGCTGACTGCAGGACGAGTCCGAGACCCAGAGTAAATCTGAGTCTCTACTCCATCTGTAACCCGGATGTCACCGTCTTCCGTGACGACCGCGATGAGCCGGTCGTCGTTGTGTTCCGAGCCGCCCTGATACCAGATGGCCGGCTCGTATCCGAGGTGCTCGATGACGAGCCGCTCGGACAGCTCTTCTATAAAGACCGCCGTTTCCTCGGCGGTCATGACCTGATTCTGTGCATTGCCTGTGTACTTCGTGGTATTCATTGTGCCCTCCTTCTTTTTAGTGATTCATGCCCCTATATATGCACATCATGTGCCAAATGAGCATGATAATGATAAGATTGTCCGCAAACCGGCACCAGGAGCCAAAAGAAAATTAATACACAGAGCTGCAGGAGAGCAGGCAAGGGGAATGACCGCTGAAAACAGGGTTGAAAACAATGAAAATGTAAAGAATCCCGACACCCAAAAAGGCAGTATCTAGGAAACAAGCCGTTCTACGGGTGTAAAGAAATCCGACAGGGAATGAGGGAAATGAGGCAAAACAGGCAGAAAACAAGGAGGGAAGCCGATGTACAGGTGTAAAGAATACCGACAGTATACAAAATGCATCCAGGGTATTGACAAAAACCTAAAAATATGGTACGGCTCTAGGAGCCTTACCAGAGGCGAGCGAGCCATACACGAGCGAGCGAGCCGCACCATGGTATGGTCTGATAGGTCATACCTATATAATTAGCCAATTATCCCCCAAGACAGATAATCCATCAAACAAACCTTAAACCATGAAGCACAACTTTAAACTTTGTACTTGCAATATGCCCAGAAGTAATACATAGTATTACCACAATGCATAAGGACATCTACCAGGCAATAGTTCGGGACGGGGTTATCAGGGACGCGGTAGAGGTGCCGATATGACCCGGGACCGTACCCAAAACAGGTACAAGTGTACCCAAATGGCCGCAAGGATACTCGGCGTCCTGTGGGCGCTGTGCATCCTGGCGTTCATCGCGTGGGCGAAGGTATGAGTAAGTTATCATCGCTGAAGCCAAAGGTATCGACCATCGACACAAGGACATGCTCGACACCTATCACCACCGAAAGGATCAGGGGATATCAACTACAGAAGATCAGGGAGGAGACGGCCCTGGATGCCGAATACATATGCCAATCATGCGGAAGGGTAACAGGCATGAAGCACGGCGAAGTAGATCATAAAGTACCTCTGCATTTGGGGGGCGCTGAGAGTTCACAGAATAGGCAATGGCTATGCAGGGACTGCCACAGGAAGAAGACGGAGCAGGAGGAGAAGGACAGAGGGAGTGGGTGAAATCTTCCCAACCCTGGCGCTGCCGAAACCGCGCTGGTCCCCACGCGCAGAATTAATCCTCTTGTTTGAACATTTGTTCAAAAGGGATTCAAAAAGTTCAAAGAGTAAAAGGAGCGAGAAACATGGCGAGAGGCGGATATAGACCAGGATCAGGACCTCAAAAGGGAACAAAGTACAATAAGGGCGGAGCCAAGACCTCTAAGAAGAGAGATGTTCCTGAAGACATCAAGAAGGAAGCCAAAGCTGCGAACCTGGAACCCCTGGATTACATGCTCAAGGTCATGAATGATGAGGACGCGGAGCCAGAGCGCAGGGACCGCATGGCGATAGCGGCGGCTCCATTCGTTCATCCCCGCAAGGGCGAGGGCAAAGGTAAGAAAGACGAGCGGGAAGAAAGGGCCAAGGCCGCGAGTTCCGGCAAGTTTTCGACGGGACAGCCGCCGCTCACGAGGGTGAAATGATAACATATAAGCGTGGCAAAAAGTGCGTTAGGTGCGGAAATATGAAACCAGTACACCTGTTTTTTGAGAATTGGATACCTATTCGGCTCATTGTCGGAAATGTGCTCGTGAATTGCTAAGGGAAGTAAACAAGGAGGAGAATATGAAAGATGCGCCTGGGGTTACATTCGCGAAAGAATTGATTGAAATATATCGCGAAGGGCACGATGGGAAAATGCCTACATTGGAAGAGATGATCAAGGCATATGATATATTAAGGCCGATCATTGGATTGCCAGACAATATGCCGGATATTTTCAAGGAATTGCTTGCATGAACTGGACTACCGCATGTCCCGATTGGGAGAAGCGAATCATCAAGGGTGAATCCCTTATCGCTCTTCCTCCGCTGTTTCCGGAAGAGGCAGAGAGCGCCCTTTCCGTGTTCAAAGAGCTTCGCCTTGTCGATGTCCTGGGTCGCCCGACCTTGGGTGAAGCTGGCCGTCCGTGGCTGTTCGATTTCGTAGGTTCCATCTTCGGTTCATACGATACAGAGGCAGGAAGGCGGCTCATCACCGAGTATTTTCTTCTGATCAGCAAGAAGAACAGCAAGTCAACCGGCGCGGCGGGTATCATGATGACCGCCCTGATACGCAACTGGAGGGAATCGGCAGAGTTCACCATCCTTGCGCCTACCGTGGAGATCGCAAATAACTCATTCTATCCCGCCCGTGACATGATCAAGGCTGACGAGGAACTGTCCGACCTGATGCATATTCAGGAGCATTACCGGCAGATCACGCACAGGGTAACCGGCGCGACCCTCAAGGTAGTGGCGGCAGACAGTGAGACCGTGGGCGGCAAGAAGGCAACCGGCATCCTGGTGGATGAACTTTGGTTGTTCGGTAAGCGCCCGAACGCGGAAAACATGCTCCGCGAGGCATGCGGCGGGCTGGCATCCAGGCCGGAAGGGTTCGTGATCTATCTGTCCACGCAGAGCGACGAGGCTCCCGCTGGCGTGTTCAAACAGAAACTCGACTATGCCCGAGGCGTCCGTGATGGCAGGATAGATGATCCGAAATTCCTGCCGGTGATCTACGAGTTCCCCAAGGCGATTCTCGATGAGGAGAAACACCTGAACCCGAAATATTTCTATGTGACGAACCCGAACCTCGGGGCATCCGTCGATGAAGAGTTCATTATCCGCGAATTCAAGAAGGCGAAAGAGGCGGGACAGGAATCCATGCAGGGCTTCTTGGCGAAGCATCTTAACGTAGAGATGGGACTTTCCTTGAAGGCTCAGAGATGGGCCGGGGCGGACTTCTGGGAAGGGGCTGCAAGGGGGGTTCCGGTTTATGCAACGGATTGCCCTGTAATAATAGACGATGATCCGCTGTCGCTGGATGTAATTTTGGAACGCTCCGACGTGATTGTAATCGGTGGCGATGGCGGCGGGCTGGATGACCTTCTCGGGCTGGCGATCATCGGAAGGGATTCTGAAACCGGCATATGGCTCCTCTGGACCCACGCATGGGTTCACAAGATAGCCCTTGAGCGCAGGAAGTCCGAGGCTCCAAAGTACCGCGATTTCGAGAAGGACGGGGATCTCACCATCGTTGAAGAGATCGGCCAGGACGTTAAGCAGTTCGGAGACATCGTGCGGAAGTGTGAGGCGTCTGGCCTCCTTGACCGCATCGGAGTGGATCCTGTTGGAATAGGCGCGATCATCGATGACATTGAGCATGGTGACGAGAATGGCGATCTAGCCATAGAGCATGACAGAATTGTCGGCATCCCGCAGGGCTGGCGGCTGTCCGGCGCAATCAAGACGATGGAGCGCAGGCTCGCGGAGAAGACCATCATCCACGGCGGGCAACCCCTCATGACCTGGTGCGTCGGCAATGCCAGGGTAGAACCGAGGGGAAACGCGATACTGATAACCAAGCAGGCAAGCGGCACGGGGAAGATAGACCCGTTGATGGCGGCATTCAACGCTGTGGCGTTGATGGCGATGAACCCGGAGGCGAGGCTGAAGAAGTCCGCCTACGGCGCAGAAAATGCGGAGGTATTGACATTTTGAATACTCTACCAAACAAGGCATTGCTCAGGCCCGACGAGGTTGCGGATTACTTTTCTGTT